GGTGGCTGCAGATAGCTTTTACAAGGTCTTGTGGAGTTACTACCACGCCAATGACCTGTATGCCAACGTACAGCGTGGACTTGACGATTTGGGTTTGGCGAACAATGCCAGTTTGTGTCTGCGGAACCCTGCATTTCGTGTGGTAGAATTCTATGTGGCGAAGCTGTGGTCCGGGGACGGTATCGAGTCAGAAAATGAAGCCATTGTAGAGCCAATTAAGCAGGTGTGGCGGTGGTCGAATTGGGGGGCCAAAAAGCGGCTGGCGGCTCGACAGTTCGCTTGTTTGGGCGATATGTTCCTGAAAGTGGCGGTCCGGAACGATAAGAGCCGGGTATACCTGCAGTTGCTCGATCCGTCTTTGGTGACCGATTTTAAGACGGACGAGCGGGGTTTCCTGACTGAGTGTAGGATCGATACGCCTCAGACCGTGGTCGACAACAATGGTAAATCGACGTCGACGACGCACACGGAGCTATGGGATAAGGAACGGTACCGGCTTTGGGTTCATACCAAGGATACCGGGACACCTATTTCCCGATTGGGACCGGTCAAGGATGACCGGGCGTTATCCGATTTTGGTATCGACTTTGTGCCTATCGTACATGCTCGGTTCCGTGACGTCGGCAATGACCGGGGACAAGGGTGTTTTACCCATGCTCTGGATAAGATCGATGAAGCCAATCGAATGGCGACCCGCATGCATCAACTGCTTTTCCGGTACAACTCCGCGACGTGGGCGCTTGAAGCGAACGGGGCAGACGCATCTGGTCGGCCACTACCGGCTCCGACTCTTGGTGCGTCTGCCGGGGGTAACGTTTCGGCTAATACACTTGCCATGGGCGATGATATGGTGTTTCGTCTCCCGGGAAACGCTCGGTTGATGGCGTTGGAGTCGAAGATTGACTTCGGGGCGTCATTATCAATTCTCCAAGACCACATGATGGAGATTGAAAAGGACCTGCCTGAGTTGGCGTACTACCAACTACGACAGATGACTGACATCTCTGGGCGGGCAATTCAGTTACTCCTGTCGGACGCCATCGACCGGGCGACAGAGGCCCGGGAGAATGCGGAGATGGCGTTAATCCGGGCACAGCAAATGGCACTCACCATCGGTACAAACGTCGGCCTGTTCAAGAACATTGGCACTTACGAGAAGGGCGACTTCGAACACGCGTTCGAGGTGAAGGACATTATACAGCTATCGAAAGAAGAACAGGCCGCAGCGGAAAAAGCAGAGGTTGACGCGAAGGTGTCCAAGCTTGGGTTGGGGATTCCCGAGTCGCAGCTACAGAAGGAACTCGGGTATTCGGAAAACGACCTCATTGAGTGGGAGGTAGAGAAACAGGCAGTGGACGAGGCGCGGCAAGCCGCGTTTGACGCTGGGCAGGAATAAGCCGTGGTCCTGTCTGATCATATAGGAAAACCTGTTGATGGGCGGTGGGTGTAGTGGCTCTTCCGGACATTGTACAGGAGCAGTTGTACGAGTTGCTGCAAGGCAGCGACGACGCTATTAACTCCCTGTCCAAGGCGTACCTCGATGATTTTGCTGAGATCGACAAGCAGATCAAAGACGTGCTGCTTGAACCCAACAAGACGAAGGTAACCGAGAAGTTGCCCTATCTCCGAAAGGAAATAGTAGGACGGCTCCGGTCTTTGGCGGGCGATACGGCGGGTGTTGTCGAGATGGCAAAGAAAGCCGGATTCGACGCCGGGATGCAGTCTGGATTAGAAAATATCCTAGACGCTTTGGACAGCCCCGGAGTACCCGGACATATTTCCAAGGTGGAGAAAACGGCGGTGTTTACGGCTGGGTTCGGAAAGCCGAACCCAAACGCCTATGCGGCGTACAATGCGGCGGTGGCCGACAAGGATAGTCCGCTCAAAGAACTATTCGATAAGATGCCCGGGGGTACGGGGCAAGCGATTATACAGAAGCTGCGGATGGCAATCCTCCAACAACAGAACCCCTTGGTGACGATGCGCAAAATCCGGGGTTTGCTAGACGGAAACCGGCGACGGGCGATGACGATAGCGCGGACGGAGCAACTGCGGGCGTCACGAGCCGCGTCACAGGCCACCTACCAGCAGAGTAAGGTGGTTGTCAAATGGATGTGGAACAGCGCCCTAGACCGGCGTTCCTGCTATGCTTGCATCTCCCTGCACGGGACAATCTGGAACAAAGAAGAGTCGCAACACACTCATCCCAACTGCCGGTGCTCGATGGTACCTGTGACGAAGACGTGGGCGGAGATGGGCGTGAAAGGCGTTCCGGAGACCGGCGTTGGCCACGACGGCGTTGATGCCTATATAGACGGCTTTCCGGGCGTTTCCGTGTCAAAGAGCGAAAGGGAAAAAGCCGTAGCGCACATTAATAGCCTGTCGCCCAAAGAGCAGACGGCGTTGATGGGACAGGCATTCGTTAAGGCGAAGGTCGGGGAGGCCAACCCGCACCTGCAGATGGAGCGGGACATCGCTTTCTACCCGGACCCAAAGTGGGGCGGATCTTTTGCTCAGAAAACCCTGGTCGGCAAATTCGGGACAGAAAAAGCAGCCGAACTCTCCCCGACAATTGCCAAGCACGTCGACATATACTCTGCTAAGAACGCGGCTTACCTCCAGAAGAAGGCCGAGGATCTGCCTAAAATCGAGGCGGCAAAGGACGCCTTGGTGCAGAAGAAGTTAGCGGTCTACGCTGCCGCTCAGGCCAAGAAAACGGCTCCTTTGACGTATGCTAAGGCCTCTACTGGTAAGCCAAAGCCGGGTACGCCCGAGTTCAAGGCCAAGGTAAGTGAAGCAGTAAAGGCGGCAAACGCCAAGAAGGCGGCAGTCAAAGCGGCGGAGGCTGAGGCAGCACAGGCAAAGGTGAAAGACGCGGGGGCTGATGCCGTAGCTGCCAAGGCGGTAATGGCGGCTAAGGTTGGGCATGGTGTCAAGGTAGCCAACGCCAAGAAGGCGGGCAACCCTCTTCCGGCTCCCCCTGATTATGACGCTATTAAGGCGCAAGCTAAGGCTGACTTCTTGGCGGGTAAGGTCGTCGTCAAGCCACCCAAGGCTCCTAAGGAACCAGTCGCTCCCAAGGCTCTGGTTGTTCCTGAGGCTCCTAAGGTGAAACAAAAAGCCGGTTGGGAAATGGATCCGGTTAAGGTAGAGCAGCTGTTGATGGGACCGATAGCGCCGCCGTTGCCAAAACCGTTCGACATAGTTGAGACTGTTCAGTATACTGGAACGCTATTTACGTATCAGATATCGTCGGCAAGCAAAAAAGTATTTCTTGCTGGTGGTGATCTTAGTTATAAGCCGAATAAACCGCCGTCGGCGTTCCCGGGTACGTACGCGTTTGTCAAGCTGAATAATGCTACTTTTGTTGCGCTATCGCGATATAAAGAAATACGAAATGAGGCGCGGCAAGCGATAATAGAAAAAATCAGCAAAGCAACAGCTAAAGGAAAGATGGATTCGGCCCATAGGCTGACAAAGATACTTTCTCAAGGTCCTAGTAGCACGATCGCCATTAAATACTACGGAATGTATGCTGCGAAGAAGTACGGAGTCGATGGCTACATATCGGTCATTCACTCTACTGCGGCTTCGATGGCCCATCTTACCAATCCCAAGCTCGTAAAACAGGCCACGCTGTTTGATACTGCCAATACCCCAGCAGGAAACGCAGCCAAAGCGGCACAAGCGGCGGCGTTAAGGAAAACTAGACAATTGGGCGCTGCCAAACTGGCGGAGCGTGAGTCGTCGTCTGGATTTAGCCCGATAACACCAGATTCTCCTGAGTGGAAATCCGCTAACGCAAAGTCGGCTACTTTTCTGCGTAAGCCGATCAGATCGATCGGTGGTGTTAGTCCCGACGCTGCAGTACAGGCAAAAAAGAGTATTGCGGAGGATCTGGCGTCGCGGCTTGCGGGGAACGCTGTTTGGGACGATTTTGTTGATCGGTTAGCGAAAGACACACAATACAACCTTAGTGCGTTTCCCGGTACTACTCGACATGAGCAAGCGACGACGATGCTTGTGCAGCGTTGGGCGGTGTCCAGCTTTGATCACCACAGCCGGATGATCGCTATCCAGCGAGCGGCTATCGATGAGTTTGGTTTGGCGGACGACGGGTTTAATAACCGAGTGCGACAGTTGGGCAACAAGACCTATTCGGAATTTGAACGAGATGTAACGGAAAACGGTCCAGCATTTCGGTTGTTTCTGCGGGAGATGTACAACCATACACAGGAGCAATTTGCAGCAGCTAAAGTAACGCATATTGCTATTGCTCGGGGACAAGGTATCAATAGGGACATCATTCCGGAAGCGTACAACAACCCGAATTTCGACTCGGCGCTATACAACCTTCCCTCTGGCGATTTTGACGTTAACTGGCAGCCGATGTCATCTTGGTCTACTTCTATCTCTGTAGCCAAGGGATTCTCGCACGGGGAAAATGGCGGCGGTGTCTTCTATGCTTATATTCCGGTAGATCGTGTAATCGGAACGTGCCGCACCGGCTTTGGCTGCCTGAATGAGTATGAAATGGTTGTAATGGATACATCCGGGAAGGTTTTCTTTCAACCGAATAAAAAAGTGAGTGACTGAAGATGGCGCAACCTGATATAGAAATTGACGACTGGATAAAGGGCAGAACATGGGAGTATTACTGCGCTGACGCGAACGGGGACTACAAGACGGTAGAAACTTTGGCCGAACTGCTATCCATTCTTCCCGGCAACGGCACGTCAATCGGCGCGACGGACGCGGAGCGGCTGCGACATTTTCTAACGTGGCCCTCCTCCCGAGCGTGTCCACGCCCGCTTAGGAGACAGGTCGACTTGTTCCTGAGATCGGGAACCCCCAATCTAGGTTGACATTCCTGTGTAGACAGTGATACGCTATGCGGTAGAACGAATTATGGAGAGATACCCTTACGATGTTCACCCGCGATTGGAAGATCCTACGCGACGGCGAGCCGGGAGGTGGGGGAAGCAACCCGCCCGGTAACACTCCGCCACCGAACCCTCCGCCTCCGGACGACGACCCGGGACAGTGGGACAAGGATCGCGCGAGAGCGACTATCGACGCGCAACGAGCGTCGGAACGTGAACTAAAGAAGCAGCTGGCTACGGCTAAGGCGGAAGTCGAGGCGCTGGCAGCAGAAAAGAAGAAGCGGGAAGAGGCGGAACTCTCCGAAATCGATCGGCTCAAGAAGCAAAATGAGGAAACGGCGACCCTGCTGGCGACGAAGGATGCCGAGATCAAAGAAACGAAGCTGCGGTACCAAGTTAGTATCGCAGCGACGAAACTCAACATCGTCGACCCGGACGTGGCTTTCCTTTTGCTGAATAAGACGGAACTTAAGGACGAGGACAGCGTAGAGTCAGCGCTGAAAGAACTCATCAAGGCCAAGCCCTATCTAGCGTCCAAGAAGGACGACGGTGGAGGAAAGGGCGACGGACCCCCACCCACGCCAAAGCCTGACCCAAAGGGACAGACGGCGGAACAACTCCGAGAGGCGCAAGCGGTTACTGCTCGCGGCTATCGGTCCAGCTTCTAAGGACAACACAACATGGCAGATCTCGCTCTCGTTACTGCGGGCAAACTCCGGGTGGTGCGTGGCGGTATCCAGTTTACTGGAGTCGCAGCGGAAGCCATCTCAATCGGCAACGTCGTCCGGCTGGACACGTCGACCGGCAAAATCACCAAATCGAAGGCAACTAGCGCAGCGGAAGCCCGCTCGCTCGGCATCGCCCTTCGTACGTCACAGGCCGGGGAGCCGGTGACCGTTCTTCGCGAAGGCATCCTCGATGGCTTCGACCTGTCCGGCATGGATTACGACGCGGCGGTTTACCTGTCCGACACGGACGGGGCCATGGCTAATGTCGTAGGCACTGTTTCGGTTTCCTGTGGGCGGGTGATGTCCGGCTGGGCGCAGCTGCTCGGCACAGCAGCCGACAAGTTGCTGATGGTCGAATTCCATCAGCTGGAATCCTCGGCGCTCACCGGGGCAGCTGTCGCGACGGTGGCCGATGTCAATGTTCTTGGTGGTATCCCGGTTCTTCACCGTATCAACATCGCTGCAGGTGCTCTTGGCGATACGGACGTCGTCTTGACGAACAAGACTCGCGTTATTGACGCGTGGCTTGTTCTTCGGGGCGCGGGCGTCGCCACGACTACCTTGCAGGTGAAGAACGGTGCGAACGCCATCACCAACGCCATGGCAGCTTCCGGGTCCGACCAAGCGGTTGTGCGGTGTGCTTCCATCGATGACGCTTACCACGAGATCGCGGCGGGCGGCACTCTCCGAGTCACAAGCGCCACAGGCGCGACCCAGCCCGACGCCGTCGTGTACGTGCTCGGTATCCCCGTCGCCTAATGAGGTAGGGGGCACCACCCCACCCGCCACTACTCTCTGAGGACGAAACGAAATGGCAAATCAGGTAGCTTACGGGTTCATGAATCTTGCGGAAGTCTTCGGACGCCGTGTCACCGAAGTGGGCGTAAACGTCGTTACAGCGGCGGTTGAGCAGTCGGTTGCGGAACACAATCGGCAGATCGACGCGCTAACCGGCCTGTTCGTCGAGAAGACGACCAACTTCAAGACCCGGTTCCGGACGGCGACCGCTGCACGACTCCAGCCGTTGGATGAACAGGGGCGGGCACTGCCCATTGTTACGGCGGGGCAATACGACGTAGCCTTTCCTTTGCAGATGGCCGGGGCTGCACTCGGGAACACCTTCTACGCGCGGGAGAAGATGACTGTCGGGGAGGTGAACGAACTCACCGGCACTATCCTCACGGCGGATATGCGGTGGATGCGCGACCACATCCTCGCGGCGCTGTTCAACCGGGCCGGTTGGACCTACACCGACCCGGAACACGGGGCGCTTTCCGTCGTCGGGCTCGCCAGTGGTGATACGACCACGTATCACATCATTAACGGCGCGGACACGGCGGCAACCGATGACCACTACCTCTATCAGGCAGCAGCCATCGCAGACGGGAACAATCCGTTCCCAACGATGTACTCCGAACTGACGGAACACCCGGAGAACAGTGGCGAAGTTATCGCCCTTGTGCCATCTGCGAACCTCGCAGCGGTTCAGGCGCTGACCACGTTCAACCCACTCCGCGACACAAACATTCAGCCGGGTTCCGGTACGGATGTTCTCGTCGGCTCCCTTGGCGCACAGGTTCCCGGGCGCGTGATCGGGTACCTCGACTCGAAGGTCTGGATCGTCGAGTGGCGTTCGCTCCCCGACAACTACCTGATTGCCGTCTGCACGGGCGGTCCGCGTCCGCTGGCCATGCGACAAGAACCGGAGTCGTCTCTGCAGGGCTTTGTGTCGGTGGCCGAACGCAACGACCACCCGTACTACGAGCGGCAGTACCAGCGCATCGCCGGTTTCGGTGGTTGGAATCGCGTTGGCGCTCTCATCCAGCGCGTTGGTACCGGCTCGTGGGCCGTTCCCACCGGCTACGACGTGCCGATGCCGTAAAGAAGGGCCAATTCAACAAACAGCGGGCCGGGTAGCCAACCCCGGCCCGCTAAGGCCCTCAAATTCTAAAAAGGAAGAGACATGGACCAACACGCTTTGGTGATGCGCAGAGGAGCCGCTTTGGACAGAATCCGGGCGGCTCTTGGTTTGGGGTCAGCTACTCGGCTTCACAAAGACCCGGGCATTGACTCGATGCTCCAGCTTGAAGTGGTAGCCGACTGGCTGGAGACAGAGCATCCGGACGACGCTGATGAAGGCGTGGCGATTGGCGGATTCGTTGAGAATGTCTCTGAAAGCTCTCCCGTTGGCCAAGAAACGGTGGAAGTTACTGAATTGGTAGTTGAAGCCGATCTGGATGTGGAAGTTGAAGAGGAAACAACGGAGAAATCCGAAGACAACGCGCCCGGGGCGGATGGCAACGTAGTTTTGCCTTCGGCTTCGTTCGTTGACGACGACAAGGCGGGAGACTTCCAAGAGGTGGTGGGTGGCGATATACCGACCGCTGATTCAGGAGCGCCTCTTCCGTTGCCGGTTGTGCCAAAGGTCAAAGCATCGAAAAAGGGGTAGGCCATGCCGGTCCCGACAGCTTACACTGAAAGCACTCTTGCAGCTTACATGCATGCCGAGTTGGGGGAAGTGGCCGATTTGATCGGTTGGAATCCCGGCGTGCAGGATTATTCTATAGCTGTCGAAAATGCTTTGGTGGCCTACGGCGTAACTACAGTTGATCAAGCAACAGATATCGCCAAACTTCGGGCTGCTGCCAAAGTGGCAGCTTGGGGCGCGGCAGTTACCTCTCTTCTCACCCGGTATGACTTCGGGTCGGAACAACAAAGTTTTCGGCGTAGTCAGATGGTGGCTACGGCAAAAACTCAATTGGCCCGGGCAGAGTCGGAAGCAGCGGCACAGGGGGTCATGCCCGGATACTCCGTGGAGGCTGGGCGTATCGTTTCTTACTACGACCCGTATACACCGGCTACCATGGACGACGAGATTTAGGATGCTCACGACCAAAGAGCTAACTGACATTCAATCTGATGCCGTTTTGGCGATGCCGGATACAGTTACAATCCAGAAGCCGACTGAGGCAGACGATGGATTGGGCGGACGCTCCGAAACGTGGTCGACGGATTCCACCACTGTGGCCAGAATATCTCCCAGCGGCATGGCCCGGGGGCAAATGAATATCGAGGCAGGTTCAATTCGGGCGTTGTCGCCTTGGGTGATAACCGTACCGGTAGACACAGCGGTGGAGGTTGGTTGGCGTATCGTGTGGGGTACTCGGGAATTCGGTGTTAAAGAAGTGGTATCCCGCTCCTACCAGTCTTCGATCAGGGTGTACGCGGAGGAACGGGCTTAGCGATGTTCCACGCTACTACCACCATCGTGTTTGACCATTTTAACGAGAAGTCGGACGACGTCAAGAAACTAGTCGACGAAGCGTTAGAGAAACTGGTTCGGGACGGGGAAGCTCGGGCTAAACTTAACTGCACCAGTATGGGTACAATCGACACGGGCAACATGCAGAACGCCATTTACTCAAAGGGACCGGGGTTCTCGACATTTGGCGCAGCTGCCAACACCCAACCAGAGGAACCGATAGGGAACCACGAAGCGTTGGTACATGCCGGGGCTCCGTACTCGATTTTTGTCGATTACGGCACCATACACATGCCCGGGCGTCCATTCTTCTCGGAAGCTGTCGAGTCGATCAAGACGACGGCAGAAAAGGTTATGGGGCAGATTTTGGATGGGGGTCTTTCTTGACTACCGAGATTGAACCAGCGATGGAGTTCTTGATTGGTAAGTTGACCACCCCCTTGACGGCGTATGTTGGGACTCGCATTTTCGCTGATGTTCAGCCGGGAGATGCGACTTGGCCGGTGGTAATCTTCCAATTGCTGGCGGCTCCTGATACGTTGGGGGCCGGGGCTACTCGGGTTATGACCCGGGCAGTGTACCGAATAAAAGCGATCACAAAAGGGGCCGGAATGCAGTTACCGGTCGACATCGCAGCTGCGATCGACAGCGCCCTTCACAAGGCTGACGGGGTGTTCAGCGGGTTTTACGTTACGGCTCATCGCGTAAACAGTTTCGCCTATTCAGAGGTTAGTTCGGGCGAGACATTCCGCCACGTGGGTGGTGAGTACCGGGTGGACGTTCACCCACAATGAACACAGGAGTAATCAGCCATGCCTGAACGCGCGTCAATCTTCCAGACGGTCCAAATCGGCCCGGAGACTACCCCGGGGACGGCAGTGCCTACCACCAAACGGCTGAAAGCGACAAACATCGAGTTACAACCGGATGGCAACCTCAACGCGTTCGCCCCGTCTGGCTCCAAGTTTGATTCGATTGTTCAGCTGGGCCGGGAGTTTAGCTCTGGTCCAGCGGATGGGATTGCGGCTTACAACGACTTGGCGTACATCCTGTCGTCCGTGATGAACAAAGTTACGGCGACTGGCGGTGGGGCTGCGAAGACGTGGGCTTTCGAGATTGACATCGATGGCGCGGACACGGTCCAGACCTACACGGTCGAAAAGGGCTCAGATGTCCGGGCACATCGCATCGCCCATGTGATCTTTACCGGATTTGACTTTACGTTTGACCGGTCCGAAGTTCGCGTCAGCGGCGACATGTTCGGGTACGCAATTGAAGACGCCTTCGGCGCGATGTCTGGTAATGCGGTCTACACACTCACCGCGAACGCGACTCCACCTACGGCGGGCACCTTCACCCTTACGTATTCGGCGCAGACAACCGGAGCCATCGCTTATAATGCGACCCCTGCAGCAGTTCAGACGGCTCTTGAAGCGCTCAGCAATATCGGGGCCGGGAACATCCGAGTTTGGCTCAAGACCGGCCAGACGGGTACCCTTGCTACTGCCGACAATGTCTACTACGTTGCTTTTGCCGGGACACTCGGCTATGCAGCTAGAACTCTTACCGGCACTTTTACCGGGCTAACCGCTTCCGGGTCCATCGCCATCGCGTCGGCACAGACAGGTTCTGCAATCCCGGACGTCGACCCGGTCCCGGTTCAGGCCAGCTTGGTTGACGTCTACATCGACCCGTCCGGAGCGACTCTCGGAAGCACCAAAGCCACTCGGGTTCTGCGAGGTTCACTCTCTATTGGCGGACGGTTCAATCCGTTGTGGGTGGTTAACTCCGCCAATGCGTCGTTCCAGACGTGGGTTGAGCAGAAACCTACGGCCACAATCAGTCTCACGCTTGAGGCCGACGCCGAAGGTATGAGTTACCTGCAGGACATGCGGGTTGGTACGACCCGGTTCATTAGGATCATGGCCACTTCTGGTACGAACTACATTACGGCTACCACGCCGTATTCAATTACGTTCGATGCCGCTGTCAAGGTGGCCGAGATGGTAAAACTGTCTGACCAAGACGGCGTGTACGCCATCGAGATTGGCTTCACTGTGGTGAGTGACTCTACTTGGGGTCACGCCATACAAGCCACCCTTGTAAACGCCATCGGCTCGCTCTAAAGGCGAAGCTGGTGTTTAGGAGAGACGACATGCGACCGATTTCGATTACCGACCTGACTGCACGTCGACGCACTATCGATGTGCAGCTTCCGGTCGAACTAGGCGTGATGACCGTCACGTATCGGCCCTATAATGCTGCTATCGAAAAAAAGTGGTTGGAAACCAGCGTGCTGGACATTGGGCGTGTGGAGAAGCTGGCCATCCAGCTTGCTGATATCCTTCTGTCGTGGGACGTCGAGAATAATGGACAGACCGTTCCCCCAAACAAGGAAACGCTTGTTCAGTTTGACGCACAGGTTCTCAACGCCATTTTCAACGCCATCATCGCGGACATGACCCCGCAAGCCCCAAAAGAATTAAGGGTCAACTCCGGCGATGGCTCTTAACAGACGGTGATATCGGAGAAGTTCCGGACTGGTATCCGACCATCCGGGCTTCCCGTTATCTTGGGGTGGCTCCGTGGGATTTGGCTCGACAACCCAAAGTGTGGCAGAGTTGGGCACTAATCGCAGAGGCAGCGGAGGCAGAAGCCAAGGAAGCAGCAGCGAATAACCGAAAGAGGTAAGCTGTGGACGTCGGCAAGCTGCAGGTAAAAGTTGGGGCTGACACCCGAGAAGCAGAACAAGGGTTATCCCGGGTAAAGGCGTCCTTCCGAGACGCTGCTCTTGGTGGAGCGGGCTTTGCCGCTGGCATGCAAGTCGTCAACACGGGCGTCCGCATGCTCGAAGGCGGACTCATGTCCGTCGTCAACACGACACAGAATTTTGACCACGCAGTTGCAGCCGTCGGTGCTGTTGCCGGGGCGACGAAAGATCAGCTGACCGGCATTGCTGATGTCGCAATGCGCATTGGCGACGAAACCACGTATACGGCGACCGAAGCAGCCAAAGCAATGGAGATTTTGGTTGCTAACGGTACATCGTTGACAGATGTCCTTGGTGGGGCAGCTGATGCTGCGGCTTCGTTGGCGGCTGCGGGTGGGACCACGTTGGCGGTTGCAGCTGACACAGTTTCCACAGCGATGGCCATGTGGAAAATGTCGACCGACGATACGACTGAAGCTATTAATCGGATAGCGGGCGCAGCCAACGTCTCCCGATTCGGCGTAGAAGACATGAGCCAAGCCATCGCAATGGGCGGTGGTGTCGCGGCGGGGGCCGGTGTCGAGTTTGGCGACTTCTCTACGGCAATTGCTGCTACAGCTACTTCGTTTTCCTCCGGCTCGGATGCAGGCACCTCATTTAAGACGTTTATTCAGCGGCTAGGTGCTCCTCTGGGGGATGCAGCCGACTGGATGAGGAAACTCGGTATCAACGCCTTCGATGCCACCGGGGCAATGCTTCCAATGGGTGACATCGTTGACCAGTTGAACAAGTCTCTTGGAAGCTTATCAGAGGCGCAACGGATCGAAGCAGCGTCACAAATTTTCGGCACGGATGCGATGCGAACAGCGCTCGCTCTCTCGGGGATGACCCGGGAGGAGTTTGAGAAGATGTCCGCTACGATGCGGGATACTAGCGCGACGGAAGTCGCGGCTGCTCGCATGACCGACTACGAAAAGGCGATGGGTGAGCTTAACGGAGCAATTGAGCGAATTCAGATTGGACTCGGTCACAAGCTCCTCCCGGTTTTGGCGGACTTTGCCAGCTGGTCCGCTAATAACCTTCCGGCGTTTATCGATTGGCTGGATCAGATTACCGCCACGCCGTTTGAGGTAATGGGTGCGGCGGTGGGCGGACTCATGGACGTACTCGTTCCAATGGGTCAATGGATTGCCGACCACGAGACGGTGGCACAGGCATTAGCTATCGGAATTGGGACTGTTACGGTGGCGGTGGGCGCTCTAGCTGTCGCGTCTTTAGCTTTGGCCTTGGTCAACCCGTTCGTCGGAATGATGGTTGCCATTGGCTTGATTTCCACGGCGATAGCTCTGCTGGTTATCCACTGGGACGACATTACGACAGCTGTCGGAGACTTTATCCAGGGCGTCGGGAGTGACGCTGCTGACTTGTGGCACAGTATTACCGGGGCGGTGGAGGGTGCAGCCGACGCGCTATTCTCCGTAATCTCCCCGTTAGAGTTGTTGGGTCTAGCATTTGGTCCACTCGGATTCGCTATCGCGGAGGTGATAGAGGACTGGGATGGAATTACGTCTGCCCTTGGTGATGTAGTCGGGGCGGTGGAGGACGCAGCACGCGACATTGGTAACGTAGTTGCCGGTCTTCCGGGTGAAATCCTTGGCTATTTTGAGGGGCTGGCGGAGGATCTGTACGGTGTCGGTTACGATGCCATTGGTGGTTTGATCAAGGGGGCTGAAGATAAAGCATCCGACGCGTTGGGTTGGTTTGGTGACCTTCCGGGTAAGGTCGTCGGGGCAATCCAAGACGCAGCGTTGGGGCATTCTCCTTGGGGCGTGATGGAGCCTCTCGGAGAAGACGCAGTGGAGGGGTTCGGTATCGGATTCGATGTTGGGTTCGGTACCTTCGAAACTCACGCAGCACAGCGACTCGGTCAGTGGACAACCGAAGTACAAAATACCATCGAATCGACTTGCGCGGACGCGGAGCGTCGGGTGTCGGAGGTGATGGCCCGAACAGCGCTTACTGCTTCGCACGTAGGCGGGGGTACGGGTCCGGGCGGAACTGACTACGTGTCAGGCGGCGCTCCGACTTGGAAATTCTACGAGAACCCACCAGCGAAACCAAGCCGGTCATCTGGTAATAACGGGTCTTATTCTGGTAATAACGGGTCCTATTCTGGCAATTCAGGTAGTGGTTCGAGCAAGGATGCGGGACGAACTGCGGCAGAGGAATTCAACGCGGCGGCAATTGAGGAACTGACCTCGCAAAAGTGGATTGATCTATACGGGAAGTCCGGGGCTTCTTTGATGGAGCAGGTGGTTAGCTCCTTTGACAACCCGAAAGACGCTGCTAAGCTTCCGGCTGCGATAGCCAAAATGGTGGCGGAAGCCGAAGATGCAGGTCTACCCAACGCAAAAGCGTTAGGCGAGAGGTTATCCGGGGCGGTTATGGACGCGTTGTCCACCGGAGTAACAGATAACGTGGGTAGTGCTCTGGAAGCATTTAACGACATGGGTACCCTTACCGCTGACACTTTCATGTCGGCAGTTAAAAAGGCGACCACAGACAAAAAGAATCTAGACGCCATCGGTTCTGGGGGCAAGGCGGTAATGGACGCCCTTATGGACGCTTTCGACAAGGGCGGGCCAAAAACTATAGCCAAACT